TTATTCGTCGTCGTATTGCGGACCTGCATAGTTATCAAAGCGTGACCATTGTCCGTTAAAGGTCAGACGAACCGTCCCGATAGGTCCGTTACGTTGCTTACCGAGGATGATCTCTGCGATGCCTTTAAGATCGCTATTTTCGTGATAAACCTCATCACGATAGATAAACATGATCAGATCAGCATCCTGCTCGATCGATCCTGATTCACGCAGATCCGAGTTCACCGGGCGTTTATCTGCACGCTGTTCCAGAGAACGGTTAAGCTGTGACAGCGCCACGACCGGCACATTCAGTTCTTTCGCCAGCGCTTTAAGCGAACGCGAAATCTCAGCAATTTCCAGCGTGCGGTTATCAGACAACGACGGCACGCGCATCAACTGAAGGTAATCGATCATAATCATGCTCAGACCGTCGTTTTCGCGGTAAATACGGCGCGCGCGTGAGCGAACTTCGGTTGGCGTCAGACCGGAAGAATCATCGATATACATGTTCTTCTTCTCCAGCAAAATACCCATTGTGCCGGAAATACGCGCCCAGTCTTCATCATCAAGCTGGCCGGTACGAATACGCGTTTGATCCACGCGTGACAGCGACGCCAGCATACGCATCATGATCTGCTCGCTGGGCATCTCCAGACTAAAAATTAGCACCGGTTTGTCGTGCAACATCGCGGCGTTTTCGCAGAGATTCATAGCGAACGTGGTTTTACCCATCGAAGGGCGCGCCGCGATGATAATTAGATCTGAACGCTGGAGGCCGGCAGTTTTCTTATTGAGATCCTGATAACCGGTATCGACCCCGGTAACGCCGTCATGTGGCGTTTGGTACAGCGATTCGATACGCGAAACGGTGGCTTCAAGGATTTGCTCGATGTTTTTCGGGCCATCATCCTTGTTTGCACGGGCTTCCGCAATTTTAAAAACGTTGGACTCGGCAAAATCCAGCAGGTCTTCGCTGCTGCGACCCTGTGGATCATAACCCGCGTCGGCAATTTGATTGGCGACAGAAATCATCTCACGTACAACGGCTCGTTCGCGCACAATATCCGCATAAGCGCCAATATTCGCCGCACTTGGCGTATTTTTGGCTAATTCCGCCAGATAGGCAAAGCCGCCAGCCCTGTCCAGTTCGCCACGCATTTCCAGCGATTCAGAAAGGGTTATCAGATCAATCGGCTGGCTTTCTTCCAGCAAACGCTGCATTTCAGAAAAAATCAGGCGATGCGAACGGTTAAAGAAATCGTTGGCGACGACGCGTTCGGAGACATTATCCCAGCGTTCGTTATCCAGCATTAACCCACCGAGCACCGACTGCTCCGCTTCCAGCGAATGCGGGGGCATTTTCACTCCTGCCAGCTGACGATCATGCGTTTCGTTCGATTTGTTGGTGGGTTTATTTCCTGCCATAGTGAATGCAATACCGATCTTTTGTAAGGACGCGCCAGTATACCTTGTTGTGGCGCGCGCCTCACCCTCATGATGAAACAATCACAGGAGTAAGAATGGCAAAGTGTATCCAGTTCAATGCACACGGCGGCCCTGAGGTTTTACAGTGGATCGACTTTGAGCTTGCCGATCCCGCTGACAATGAAATACAGGTCGAAAACAGAGCCATTGGCATCAATTACATCGACACTTATGTGCGCAGTGGGCTTTATCCGGTGAAAGATTTTCCTTCAGGTCTGGGCACCGAAGCGGCGGGTGTGGTGAAAAGCGTGGGTAAAAACGTGGCGCGGTTTAAGCCAGGCGACCGCGTGGTGTATTGTCAGGCCGCGCTGGGCGCCTATAGCGAAATGCACAATGTCGCTGAAGAACGCTTAATGTTACTGCCCGATGCAATCAGCTTCGAACAAGGTGCCGCCAGTTTTTTGAAAGGCTTAACGGTGCAATACCTGTTGCGCCAGACTTATCAGGTTAAACCTGATGAAATTTTCCTTTTTCATGCCGCAGCAGGTGGCGTAGGTCTGATTGCCTGCCAATGGGCAAAAGCGTTAGGCGCGCATCTCATTGGCACGGTGGGTTCAACAGAAAAAGCGCAACTGGCTAAAAATGCCGGTGCGTGGGCAACCATCAACTATCGGGAAGAGAACATTGCTCAGCGTATCAACACGTTAACCAACGGCAAAAAAGTAGGCGTTGTTTATGATTCTGTAGGTAAAGATACCTGGGAAGCATCGCTGGATTCGCTACGCCGTCATGGATTACTGGTGAGTTTTGGTAATGCTTCGGGTCCGGTGACCGGCATCGACCTGAGCATTCTTAACAAGAAAGGGTCGCTGTTTGTCACCCGGCCCTCACTGTTTGGCTATATTACCAACCGCGAAGAGCTGGAAACCGCCAGCGCTGAACTGTTTTCGCTATTAGCCAGCAAAGCGATTAAAGTCGATGTGCCAGAGCAGCAGAAATTCGCTCTCAAAGATGCCAGCCAGGCACATAAAACGCTGGAAAGCCGCGCCACACAAGGCTCCAGCTTACTGATTCCCTGATCGTTAAACGCGAAAAGGGCTTCCCACAGGAAGCCCTTTATTTTGTTTTTTTCTATAGTTCGCGCTGGTGTAGGGACAGCGGCGATGAATATGTTTCGACTCAACGAGTTTCATCCTGACAGAAAACATAAGTAAAAAATATGTTTAATTGCGAAAATGGTCTAAGCAATCTTTAAGTCTGTGATCGCCTCCGCATTTAGCGCCAGCCATCACGATCCCACTTGCTGATATTATGTCTCAGCCTGGCACGTGAGCGTCCCTTATTGTCACCGAAAAAGGCGCGATATAGCCACACCGCCACGACAGCCAGCACCAGCCAGGGTAACAACTTAATCACAATAGCGAATAAACCGCCGACAAACATCACCAGGGTTGCGACTATCAAGGCTGCAATCACACCCAGTAATGAAATCCCGGTGAACAACAGCATCAGGAAGAACCCCAACACAAATAAAATTTCCACATTAATGCTCCTTAATAAGCCAACAATAGCTATTACAAGAAGCATGCCAATCTTTAATATTTTGATTTATATGGAATAAGGCTAAAAAGAAGGAATGTGGCTTGGTGGAAATAACCAGTTAGTGGTGTAAATAACCAGCCTGTTCAGGCTTCCTGGGGAATTTTGTCAGCCACCCGCGCTAATGCCGCCTCAAGGACGCGAACATCAGCCCCCGGTTTATGGGCATTTTCGCTCAGATAACGCCGCCACTGCCGTGCTCCTGGAATTCCCTGGAACAGGCCCAGCATATGCCGCGTCACGTGTCCAAGGTAAGTGCCTTTTGCCAGCTCAGCTTCAATATAAGGATACATTGCACGGACTACGGCAACCGGATCGGCAACCGGAGCGTCATGTCCAAACAGCTCACGATCAACCCGCGCCAGTATACCTGGATTTTGATACGCCTCACGGCCCATCATTACACCGTCCAGGAATTGCAGATGTTGCTTCGCCTCTTCCAGCGTTTTCACACCGCCGTTGATTGCCAGCGTCAGGTGCGGAAAATCGCGTTTTAGCTGGTAAACGCGCGGATAATCCAGCGGAGGGATTTCGCGGTTTTCTTTTGGGCTTAACCCAGAAAGCCAGGCTTTACGGGCATGGATGATGAAGGTATCGCATCCGCCACGCTCCGCCACCGTTCCAACAAACTGGGTCAGAAATTCATAACTGTCCTGCTCATCAATGCCAATGCGGGTTTTTACTGTGACCGGAATGCTGACCACATCTCGCATTGCTTTGATGGCGTCGGCAACTAAACCGGCCTCTGCCATCAGACATGCGCCAAAACGGCCGTTTTGTACACGATCTGACGGGCAACCTACGTTCAGGTTAATTTCATCATAACCGCGCTGCTCCGCCAGTCTGGCGCACTGCGCTAGCGCGGCGGGATCGCTGCCACCAAGCTGTAACGCAACCGGATGCTCGTCCTCGCTATATGCAAGGTAATCACCCTTGCCATGAATAATCGCACCCGTTGTCACCATTTCGGTATAAAGCAGTGCGTTGCCAGTAAGCTGACGGTGAAAATAGCGACAGTGACGATCGGTCCAGTCGAGCATCGGGGCAATGGAAAAGCGTGAATGACTGTATTTTGGCGCTACACCGCTGTTTTCTCTGCTCTGATGCGGGTTCGGAGTTTCTTTATTTTCGTGCATTTTTTGTCTTTATGTCGTATTTTTTCTTTATCAGCACCCCCAGCAGCACCCCTTATTTTTGGGGTGCTGAACGAAGGTAAAGGAATAGCATGGCCTACTATAGCATAGAAAAACGTCAACGCGCCGATGGGACTTTACGCTACCGCTGCACCGTGGGCGTAAAAGAAGGTGGGAAATACATCTACCGGGAAAACCGAACATTCAGCAAACAGGCCCATGCCAAAACGTGGGGTGCTGGCAGGGTCGCTGAACTGGAAACAAATGGGGTGCCGACCGCCAACGACTTAAACAAAATGGTCGTTGGCGATCTGCTAAAACGCTATATCAACGATCCCAACCTCGGCGGCAAAGCCGGACGCACAAAACGTTACGTACTGGATATGTTGCTGGACTGCGACATCGCCGAAATCCTTCTTACAGACCTCTCAACCAGCCACGTTATCGAACACTGCCGCCAGCGAAATGGCGCGGGTGCTGGCCCTTCCACTGTTAACCACGATGTGAGTTATCTTTCTTCCGTTCTGGCGTCTGCCAAACCCGTCTACGGTATCGACTACACGACCAACCCAGCAACTGATGCACGACCGCTACTGCTCCAGATGGGGCTGATTGGCAAATCTAAGCGCCGCAGCCGCCGTCCGGTAAGCAACGAGTTAGACAGATTGATTGCAGGGCTTGATGCCAGAAGCGATCACATCGCGGCAAAAATCCCCTTCGTTGATATTCTGAACTTTTCGATCCTCAGTTGTATGCGGGTGGGCGAAGTGTGCAAAATCCGATGGGAGGACGTGGACGAAAAACAAAGGGCCGTACTGGTCAGAGACAGAAAAGACCCGCGCAAAAAATCAGGTAACCACATGCTGGTACCACTTCTCGGCGATGCCTGGAGCATAGTGCAGCGCCAGCCCAAAACCAGCGAGTTAATTTTCCCCTACAATTCCCGTTCCGTAACGGCGGGTTTTCAACGTGTCAGGAACGCCCTGGGCATTGAAGACTTGCGCTACCACGATCTGCGCCGCGAAGGAGCAAGCCGCCTGTTCGAGGCTGGATTCAGTATCGAAGAAGTGGCTCAGGTCACCGGCCATCGCTCACTAAATGTTTTATGGCAGGTTTATACGGAGCTATACCCCAAATCCCTGCATGAAAAATTTGAACTAGCAGCAGTTGACAAAAACAATAAAAACTGAACTTGTAATTTTTTACGAGTTTGTATTGACATGACCAATTTTCACGCCGTATGCTGATCGCACTAGAAATTCCAAAGCGGTCAGACCGCACCCGATAGCTTTGCGGCTTTTTTATGCCTGCAATTCAGGTATAATCACGCCCCTGCGTCGGGTGGAGAGGCGTAATACAAGACCCGCAAGGGGAATATGCCCGGAGCGGCTTTGGAAGCTCTAGTTGACACCCGGCACCCAACTACTAATTGGGTGACGTAACTAAAATTCCAAAGAGGTCATATTATGACTACCCAACTTTTTACCTTCCAGAAACACACCCTCACTGCTATCGAACATGAAGGCAAATCTTGGTTTCCCGCAGCCACATTGGCAATCGCTTTAGGGTATTCACGCGGTGACCACGTTACACGAATTTATAACCGTAATGCAGATGAGTTTACCTCGTGTATGTCAATCAACGTCAATCTGACGTTCAACGGAATAAACAATAGCTTACGTCAAAAACCTGTGCGAGTGTTCTCCCTGCGCGGTGCACATCTAATAGCTATGTTTGCCAATACTCCGGTAGCAAAAGATTTCCGCAAGTGGGTACTGGATCTGCTTGACCGCGAAGCCAGTCAGGTTAAACAGCCAACGATTGTCGTTGCCCCGCACCGCGAATGCCTGCCGAAGATGGTTTACCACCGTAAGAGCAAATATAACCCTTACAGCGCATGGGCCAGCAACAACGGTAAAAACGTTTATGTTGGGTGCTTCCCTACCGTCGAGGAAGCGGTCGCCGCGCAGCACCGTTACTTTGAAGAAGGTGAAATTAAGCGTATCCATAAAGCGAAGCAGAATACGTACCCGGTAGACAAAACAGACTTTGTTAACCACCTGAAAACTATTCTGGAGGCGGCGCAACTGTTAAGCTGTTATGAGTATGGTAAGGAGCTTGCCTGGGATCTGGTGGCGTTCTCTCAAGAAGAAGCGCAACGTTTTAACCAGCCAGCGTAAGAAACAGGCGGGGCTTTAAGCCCCACCTACTGGAGGTTTAAATGTTATACCCTGTTGCTATTGATAAAGGCGATTCATCCTTCGGCGTTCGCGTACCCGATATTCCAGGCTGCTTCTCTGGCGGCGACAGCTATCAGGATGCGATTGAGAGCGTACGTGAGGCTATCGACGCACATATCGAATTACTGGTGGAAGATGGCGAAGCGGTGCCGGAAACGGCCAGCATGGAAAACTGGCTGGCCGATCCCGATTATGCTGGCATGGTGTGGGCACTGGTTGATGTGGATGTTACCCGGCTGATGGGGGAAAGCGGAAAAAATCAACGTCACGCTACCTTCTTTGCTCATCCGCCGTATCGATCAGTTTGTCGCTGCGCATCCTGAGTACGGCAGTCGCTCCGGCTTTCTGCCCCGCGTGGCGGCTGATAAAGTGATTGGACGAGAAAAACGTTAAGCCTCGCAAGAGGCTTTCCCATAACTATATGGATTGGCTATATCGGTAAATGATGAAAAACAAAATCGAATCTATTCAAATATTACGTGGGCTAGCTGCGTTGTCAGTAGTGATGTTCCACTATCGCTTTTATCTGGTGCCTGATGGCGCAGATAGAACGATACCAGATCAGCTATTTGGTTGGGGCGCTATAGGGGTTGATCTGTTCTTCGTAATAAGCGGCTTCATTATGGTCTATGTTACCCGCGATAAAAATCATGGCGCTAAAACAAGCATAAACTTCATAATTAACAGATTAACAAGAATACTGCCGACTTATTATGTGCTCCTGCTTTTCGCTTTTCTGACTGGCGGTGCCATGAGCACATTCCACTACCCAGAAAAAGTTTCAAACTTAATAAGCGCATTAACTTTTCATCCGTATTTATCTGAACCTGCACCACTTTACCTTCCAGATAGCGGCATGTATAACATTCGCTGGACACTTAATTACGAAATTTATTTTTACCTGGCATTTTCTATCTGCTTACTGGTAAAGCCACGTATTACGGCTCTGTGCACATGGTTTTTGCTACCCATAGTCTTAGCATACTCATTGACATCCACCCTTATGGTATCAACCCACGGATATGATTTTAGCTCGGTAACGCTTCGCTTCCTGACAAACCCTATAATTTTAGAGTTTGGGATAGGTGTATTGGCGGGATATGTATACCTATACTTACGAGATAAGAACATTTTAACGTCTGGTTATTTTTCCGCTTTATGTTTAGCATTGATCGTTGCAGGGATAACGTTAGGTCAATTACAAGCATACAATATTATATCCGCTTGCGCTTTTTTCTTTTTGGTTTTACTTTTCGCCTTACAAAGCCAACGAATTTTAAAATTCACACCCAAGCCATTAATTATGTTAGGCAACATATCTTTTTCATGGTATCTGATTCATAATCCTCTTGCAGGGTTCATATCAGGTAAAGTAGAAAAATTTTATCCAGGTGCAATGCACTCCACTATCGGATTTATTGCCTTAATAATTGCCTCGATCTTTTTTGCCTGGCTATCCCACAAATACCTTGAGATAAAATTAACCGCAAAAACACGTTTGTTAATGGGGAAAATTACGTCACTTTCTTTAACCAGGGAAAACAAACAAGTTAATTAAAACACTGAGAGGTATCCATGTAAGTATATGGACACCTCTTCACCAAAATTATGCGCTACGATACCAGCCCATCAGTTTAATAAATGAGTTAGTTACAGAGAATGCAGATCCAGAACCAACACTTGCTGTTGTGCCTGAAACAGAATGCGAGTGAGCACCGATACCAACCCAATGATCGTGTGCACCTATGTATAGGTTATGCGCATGCGCTCCCGCTGGACTAGTTGCTTTACTAGGATTGTCGGCATTTAGTCTTGACATAAATGACAGTTGGGTATCACGCCCTTCGTAGTTTTGACCTGTAATAATATGGGTATGTTCCCCTTGTACATCGGTTTGCTTCCATCCGTAGTCAAACCCCGTAGTTTGTTTGGAACCGTAATCAAAGGCGCTGGTATTAGCCGAAAACGTATGGCCGTGTGCGGGGATATTTCCTATCGCCAACGTCACTGAGTCCGAGCCGCCCGTTGCCATCACATCGCTGCCGTTAGCGCTGGCCAGACGAATCGTGCGGTTCTCACCAATATATTTCCATGTAGTGCCGGGGAAAAGCACGTTAGGATCTTTATTCTGAGCAAACCACGTCACAATCCCAATAGGGTACAGCATATCGACAGGGTTGATATCCGCTTTAAATTCGACCCATCCACTGCCTTTACCAGGTTCTTCATTGTTGTTTTCAATCTTCGATTGCCACAATTTTTTACCGTAGTACACCAGTGAGCGTATCGGATAGGGTTTGCCATCCTCTGACCAGTTAGCGGTACCGAAGGTTTGTATCTCTCCCACCGCCTCGGTAACATCGTGGAAAAGCGCATTCATCTTCTCACGTTCGATATCCTTCGCAGCCGGATCTGTCGTCTGATCGCGCTCATAGTCATAGCCGTAGCCCTGAGTGTAAGATACCGAGCCGTCAGCCTGTGTTTCTACAGGCACAGCAGTTCTGTCACCCTGCGCAGCGAAGGGCGTTTTAAACACTTTAGTCATGGTTTAGTTTCCGAAGTTATTTGTGAAGTTTTTACGGTTTTCGCCAAAGCCGAATGCCTGACGGGTGACAATACGGTATTTAGCCCCTACTCCAGAAGGACGTGGAAGCAGGTCAAAATTATCAAGCAGCAGGCGCAACCTTTCATCCGGGTTAAAATTAAACACGTACCAGATGTAAGACATATCGAGGGAATCGAGGACAAATACTTTGCCGTTCTCATCACTGAAAAAGCGCTGAAGAAAGGCGTTGATATTAGTAATTGTCGGGCTTTCCGTCAGGGTGAAATAGCGCATTCTCACCAGCAGACGCTTTTGCGCTGTGGTCAGCGTCAGCGTGTAATCAGCGTTGCGCCTGAAATTGGATTTAAAATTGCGCTTATTAGCGCCGAAACCATAACCGATTTTATTTTTGTCGCTGGGTGGAACATCAATACCCAGCGGCACATCCAGAATGCGCCCCCATACCGCCAGACCAAAATCATTCGCGGTATCGATATTAAACACATCGCGATACCAGTTACGCCAGAACTCCACTGTCGCCCGGTTAAAATACTCAGATTTATAGTGTGCCAGTGCTTTAATATTATCCGAATTTTCATACTGCCACAGAATGGCTTTCAGCAAGTCGGAATGAAAATCAAGGGACTGTATTGTCATAAGATAACCACCTGCACGGCGTTGCGCCTGAGTCTGGCAACGGCGTTTATCTGCACGGGGATCACGTCTGTTGACCAGGTCACGCCATCGGTTGATAGCTCGACCTTCAGCACAAACAATCGCGGTTCAGCCGTATTGACCGCCGCCGCAATTTCAAATGGCGAAACGTCATGCCCGACCGCCAGGCCATCATCAGTATCGGTTTCACCGGCTACCCATTTTTCAACCGCATCGGGAATTAGGGTCTGTGCATCAAAGGGACTTTTGCGCACCGTCACCCGACAAAACACGGTAATTTCCTTTGGCCTGTCAAATTTGACGTTATACACCTGACCGCTGGACGGTTCTGTCACCTCAACCGTTTCACTGCCATTGTACGCGGCCCCTACTGTTTTAGTGCGCAGCAGGGCAACAGCGATTTCCTCACGCGGCCCGCCATCGACACAAACATAGATACTGTGTTTGACCAGCGGAACGCCATCAATAACCTGATCCGCATCCGTATAGTTTTCACGATACGACAGGGATTCCACACCTTCGATATCGTACAGCGCCGAGGTGATCGCCTCTCCGACACTCACCGTGTTTTTGGCGAGCGTATTCCTGCGACGACGCCGGGTACGTATGTCGGATTCCGCTACTCTCCCCAGCACGGCATCAGCCGGATTGTTTACGGTTTCCCAGCCAAGAACTGAACTTGCCACCCGGACAAGCTTACCTGCTCCACAGCCTACTGGCCCGGTTTCAACCGAGCGCATATCGCCTTTTGTTACCCCATCATTCCCAATAATCAGTACGCTGGTCGTTTCAAACGCATCCCCTGCCTGCGTTTCGGCCAGAGAGCCTTTCGGTATCAGGGTCTGTGGTACGCCTGCAAACTCAACATTCGTCAAAAAAGAATGCGTTGCGGACAGCCGCTGCCCGCCCATCAGCGCCCAGATAGCATCGAGAAAGATCCCCCCGGCTATGTCCGGGTTAATCTGGTTCGCCAGTTCTGCGTTATTGCGGGCGATGGCGTCCCGATTTTCCACTTCCATTGTGACAAGTGCGCCCTGCGGTGTTTCCGGCGACAGGTCAATTTCCTGACCAAAGACATCCCGGAACTCATTTTCAACCTGCTCCCGCAACGTGGAGGTGTCAGGGATGATCACTCCTGTGCTTGCTATAAACTGATAATCAGACATTAAGCGTTATCCTCCCGTAGAGGGTGCTGATCACGGCGGTGTAATGAAGCTCGTTGTTTTCAATCGATGCAGAAAAGGAATCGACTGCCAGAACTTGAGAAATTTCCCGCATACGGTCGCGGAATGCCGCCTCAAACATTGGCAAATCAGCATCGCGGCCAAAGGTGGTTTTCCAGTAAGGTATTCCCTTGTCCATCCTGTGCAGCATTTCACCCCGTAACGCTCTGGCATAGTGCATACAGCAATTTTTCACCGCCGCTTCATCACGAACCAAAGCCAGGTTGCCATCGTTTCCGAGGTAAATATCATTACCTTCATTAACATCAAACGTCATCATACCGGCACCCCGCTGTTACCCGATCCCGGCTGAACACCGCCATGCTGGTGATCAGCACCAATATTTTTACCGTTATGTCGCATAGTCCCGCCGTTTGACTCACTGTTACCGTTGGTCTGGTGATTGCCGTTCACCGTCACGTTGCCGTTAAAAATGCTCTCAGCGGCGTTAACTTCAAACACTGGCGTATCCAGTACGCACTTATCGTTATGCAACGCCAGACACACGCTGCCATCCAGCGACTGGAGCACCAGCGCATCAATATTTTTGCCATCCACAATCCAGCCTTTAACGCTGTCAGGAAAAAACATCGCATCACTGAATGATTTCAGACGGTGGGTATTAGGCTCATCCTCCAGACCGCCGCGCTGAAAAATCAGACTGATATCGCGGTCATTGGCTTTAAGCCAGCCAAAATCCCCCGGTTTTAGCGGTACACGGATAAAGAACCCGCCGCCGCCAAAGCGGAAAACAGGAATATTATGAACAGGGGCGCGGGCTATCCTCTGCCCTTCAGTTGACACCATCATCACCAGCGGTTTAATCACCGCACGGTTCATGGCATCGTCATAACTGATTACCGTTGCGGGTAACATATCGTCGGTGTTCATCATCAGGTTACGAAAAGCGCCCATAAGCTGCCCTGCCAGACTGGATTCACTGGCGATATCGGTATTCGGTTTATTCATTGGTTAAGCCCGTTTACAGGTGGCCTGATAAAAGAAGGGGTCGTCGTGTGAGGCAACATCGAACTTAAGCTGCTCAATGATGTAATCACCGTTTAAAGATGGGTTAAATTTACTCTCCAGCCGTAACGTGCCGCCCAGGCTGGATTCACCGTCGATAAGCCAGGTGACATCCAGCCCTTTTTCTGTGGCCTTGGCTAATCCAACCATACCGGTATTCTGGTTGATAATTTTGATTCGCCCGTTGACCGCCCCGGCTTCGTCCTTCACATACAGAACATCATCATCGATAAAGGCTTTAACGCCGCCGCCATCCTGCAACCGCTCGACCTGTTTCAGCTTTGAGCCGCAAAAATACCAGTTAGCAATATTTTTATCCGTGGCCTGAAAATCCAGACGTACACCGCAGTCCCGCGCAATCCCTGCGGATATTTCACTCAGTTTACTCATCGCGCCGGAGGATGTTGCCACGATATCCCGAGCACTGCCGTTACCTGTTTTTGCTTTCAGCGTTAGCGTCACGTCAGGCGGGCTGGAGGGTTCAGCACTGACAATATCACCCACGAAAAGGCGAAATACGCCGGTACTCACCCGCCCGGCTTCCAGTACAAGACGGGAGGACCGCTTGCTTTTGTTATAAGGGCTGGTTTCCGTCAACAGCATATTGCGGGTGGTCGCATTTAGGCCATCAATGCTGACCGTACATTCATTCTGCAACGGATTCGCATACTTGGTGCCGCTGGCCTTTACGCGCATCCCTTCATACCACTGTAGACGCCCGCTGACTTCTACCCCCACCCTGATCCGCCTTAAATCAATCATCCGGCCCCCAGAATACCAGGCTTTGCGTTTTGCCAAATTCCTCATACCAGGGCAGGGCATCGCGTTCTGTGATAAACGCAAAATTACCGACTGAGGCCAGATGGTTATAAGGTATTAAGGGTGCATCTGTGGTCGCCCTGATTGCCAGCATGACAACCTCATCATTGCGGCGTATGTCACACACCATCATATTTCGCGCAACTTTGATCGTCAGATCCCAGCGATTATCATCAATGGTAATTTGCAGGCGCTGGTTCGGCACCGGGTTTAACGGTATTTCACGCATCGTGTTTATCCTCCCAGAACCCTGACCAGAACCGATTTTTTCCGTTCTTCGGATACCGATTTTGTCTGTGCACCGCCCCTTTTAACGGTACTGGTCTGCAATGGCTTCTGAACTTTTTTGGGCGGTAGATCTCCGTATTCGGGTGTTACACTGCGCCACTCGGTGAACCGTAAAGACAACTGGATAGCATCGGCCATCTCAGCGGTCTCATCGTGGTAGAAATTGACCAGCAGCATAGGCTGGTAGGTTTTGACTCTGGTCTGAATGCCTACCAGCTTGTTTTGTTCCCAGGCTTGTTGCATCAGGCCAAAAGCATTTTTAAGCTCACCGGATAAAATCAGATCCATGCCAATTTCCACGGCCTGCACAACAACATGATCGCTACGGGTTTCCCCTGACTCGACCTGAAAAGTGGTGGCTTTGTGCTCGTCGCGGATATTGATTTTTATCGGGCTGGCGGTTTCAAACAGCGTGGTAAAACTGTCGGTATCGAAGATTTTTACATCAGTGATCATATTGCCAGCCCCGTTTGCGTTTGCTGCCCCAAATCCTGCAACTGTTCCTGCAATGCGTCTTTCGTGCCCGCCGCCATGCCTTTAGCATCGGTTGCTTTGGTTTCAACCTTCACTTCCCCAATATTCAGGGTGGTTTCATTTTTCACGCTGGAACGATTGCTGATAGCAGTGCTGGTCACGGGGTTAAGGGGGTGATTATTCGCCGCTGCAATTTGGGCTTTTCCCTGCTCGACCATATTCTGTGTATCCTGCTGTGGTGAAGGATGTTCAGCTTCAGGAATACGGTGCGTCACCTCTCCCTCAGCGCTGATTTTACGCTCTACGGTGAGTTCTTTTTCATCATCAGCACCAAACCAGCCCGCAACGACTGACCAGCCTTTCTGGATGGTATCCAGACCGCCGCTTATCCAGCCAATCACCTTCTGCACCTGCTCCCACATCCAGGTAAATATGCCGACAACAGCATCCGCCACGTTATCGAAGACGCCCCCGAACTGTGCGCCCCATTTAACCAGACTTTTTATTGACTCCAGCAACCAGCCAATAAACTGGTTCAGGGCATTATTCATTGTGTTGTAAGCATCAACCACTACATCAGCAACGAATTTAGCGGCGATTTTCAGGTACTCAAACAGGGTCTTGAATGCTTCCCACAGCGTCATAATGACCTGTTTAAGCTCAGGATAGGCATCAAGAATTCGCCCGATCATTGAATCATTACCGTCGATAAAATTCATGATGTCGTCGTAAACCAGCGCGAACGCTGCGGCAAGCGCCGCAATGATGGCGATAATAGCGAGTATTGGCCAGGTTGCTGCCAGCGTGGCAGCAGCGGCGGCAAGCATCGGAGGAACGTAGTACGCTGCAACAGCCACACCGATCGCGAGGAAAAAACCGATGATGAGGTTCTTATTTTCCCGGCAAAAACCAACAAATTTACTTAAGAATTCCATGCCCTTAGTCAGGTAAGGCAACACCATTTCGAGGAAGCTGTTTTTTAACAGGCCGGATGATTGCCTGAACCCCTGCATGGCCTGATTAAAGCGCCGGGACTGTTCAATACTGTCTTTGGTAATGCCAGAGTATTCTTTTTGCAGGCCCATCATGCGTTCCATCTCATGACGGCCCTTCATCATCAACTCAATCGTTTTGTCGTCCGTCACCCCAAGGTTTGCAAGGTGCGATTTGGCTTTATCAAAACTCATCCCCTTTACTTTATCTGCTGTAGCGAGGATTTTTTCCATAGAGTTCGTGGTGCCGCCAAAGGCTTTTGCCATTGCCGACAAATCAGCCTGAGCACTTTCCCTCGCGCCCCCCAGCTCGGCAACTGAACCGGCGAAAGCATCCACATCCGCCGTCGCCACATTGATCTTCTTGCCCAGCTTATCAAGCGCCTCCACTTCCTCCGCGCGTGAAACAGACTCGCTGAAAATGGAAGATACCCCCAACAATACGCCAAGTACCCCAAGGGTTTTCTGGGCTAATGCGGCAACGCTGGTTTCCGTGCCGCTGGCAAAATCACTGACGCTTTTTGCCGCTTTATCGGCTTCATGCTGGGCCTGTTTCATACCATCAATAATATCGTCGGTAGAACGCTGAACATTTTTAAACGCCGCGTCGGCCTGCCGGGTGTCGAATTCAAACACCTGCACAAAGGTATCTAACAGAGACATTATCGGTTTCCTGCGGCGGCGAGCGCCTCGTTATAGCGGTTAGTCACAGCGATTTCCCACAAGTCCATCGCCTCTTCCAGGTCTATTGAGGTTTTGAGTTCTGTGAAGCTGGCGAGTTTTTCTGAGATGATGACTGCAAAGAATCCATCAGCGTTTTTATAATCGACGGGAGTGAATCGCTGATTTTGCCCAGCAGGTAAGGCAGGAAACCTTTGCTCCCGGCGTTGCCGAAAAAACTGGTGTTGTACCTCAGCATCTCCAGTTCAAGGCGGATCAGCGCTTCACCGTCCGGTACATGGTTATCAATCAGCGTCTGGGTTTTCAGGCAAATTTCTGCACCATCCCGCACGACTGCCACATTAGCCATCATTTTCAGCATGGCTTCTTTACCGATTTCGTAGTCGCCAATTTTAGGTGCGTTCGACAGCGGATATTTTGCCAGGATTTCACGCCCCAGCGTGGCGGGCAGACGGCTGATCACAAAGGTGTGCATCTCACCATCAACATCTTTAATTTCAATATCTTTCGGCTTAATGAGCATAATGGCCCCAATAAAAAAGGCGGGATGTTCCCGCCTGATAGTTAACGAACGCGCGTACTGTCAAAGTCCTGGAACACAAAGGTATAAGCCTTTGATTTAAGACGCCCACCGCTGGCAGCTGAGTTACCCCGACTACCGTTGGTAATTTTTCCGTTTCGCGCGGTAGTGGTCGCGCCGTCACCGTAGGACGCCACGAGCGTAATAATATCTCCGGCGTGTCTGCGGCCACGTTTCGCCGTGTTGGCTTCCAGCAGGATCGCCAGATTCTGATCTTCTTCACTCCCCGGTAGCACGTTTATCGTCACAGCCTGCGGGGTTGGTGTTGACCAGGACACCAGATTGCCATTGATATCCATGCCGGTCTGGGCGATATCGACAGCAGGCAGATCGAACGGGTCGGCATCATCGGCGAAAGCCGTTACCAGTATTCCTGCCGGAAAGGTTGTACTGGCCTGAACCAACAGACTGAGGCCAGTTGCAGATACATCATTCATCATTTAGTCCTTATACCAGGTTGTGCGAGCCTTCGACCTTACGTACCCAGTCGCCTTTACCGTAAATCAGTACGTATTTCATCACGTATTCCGGCAAGCCAGATGGCCCGGTACTTTCAACAATCTGCGCGTTGTACCAGTAGCCCTTGTCCTGAATATCGTGCCACGCTAAATCGTCACCAGACGCATCAGCCACCGCGAGTTTCTGTACATCCGAGAGCGTTTTGCCGGGGAGGATGGTGCCGTTATTCACTGCTTTGGTCACGGCTCCGGCGATAATCATCATTGCCCTGGCCTCACCATCGCGGTTTGCAGGTACGCCGCGCGTCGCCAGCAATAAAGAAAACCATTGCTGTGCAATGTAGGCTTTTAACCATTGCTCATTGGCATGAACGCTCATGTCCAGCGGTGCGGTACCCGGCCCGCACAGGAAACCACGCTGGTAAAACGCAATATGTGAACCCGCCACCGCCGTTTCGCCGTAATAGTTGACGCGCAACTTATCCAGCTTGTCGGCATCCAGATCGGCGGTTACCTGTGCCGGGGACGTCACGCCAAACTGACGAAACATATAGATGGGGGTGGGGTTTGTACGGTCATAGTCCGTTGCCGCCATAACCGCCATCGGTAACGCCTGAGCATAAAAATTATCCTCGGTTTTAAGATTCAGCGCCGTTGACGCTGTACCTATCAACGCCGCGCTAAAAGCCTCCGCATCTGTTGCGGAAATATTCAGATGTAGCTGGTATTTCACGTTCTCACCTGCCACATACTGAGCAAGGGCAACGACCTGTTCGAGCGTCAGTGGGTCGATAAAAGTCGCACTGCCGAATGAATCCGAGATTTTCTCTGCCGCCATAAAGGCTTCCAGCGGAGTTTGTGCGGTATTTCCGGGCAAGGCTTGTCCGCGAGATAAACCCATCGCATCCGCAAGAGTGGAAGACTCAACGTTAATGTTTGCTCGCTCCGGTACCCCACCACCGAGTTCAAACGTGCCGCTGATAGCGATAAAAGTCACTCTGGCAGAAGCGAAAGCGGGTTCAGATTCAGCATTTAGCTTTTGCTGTACGGTCGAGGCAACATCGGCGTAGGACTTGGCCTTAGAAAGATCGATTTCGGTGAGTTCTTTACGAATATTACCGATAGTTACCGTGAGTGTTCCGGTAGTGATCGCCTTCAACTCATCCAGACTGGCCGTATCACCTCCCGAAAGCGTCGGTGCCCGACCGGTTGGTACCCAGGGTGCTACCTGCAATTCTCTCGGTTTATTGACGGGGGCCGGGCTGGTATAGCTGAAATATTGCCGGGCAAAATTCGCTTCGGGAGAGCTGGCCCCCAGAAACTCATCAATCTGACCGCTGGCGAATTCCAGCACATCATCGGATGGAATTTTTGCGTTTTGAGAGAATATGCGGCCCGTCAGTTTGCGCATCGGTATAGCAGACGCGCCAATGACCGCACTCGCAATGCTGACATAGCGTGTTTGTTTGATTGGCATGGTTAAACCTTAATTAAATGCGGTGAATATCAGGATAAAGCGCTTTTACTGCTGTGGTGTTTGGGAACATTTCGCGGTGGAATGTGACGTTAAAATCAAACGAGGGGTTCTGTTCATAATCCCCCTGGTCATTGATAAAATAAGGCGTTCGAATACCAGAAGCACGTTGTACCCCCACACCCTGTTTTTTTAGCGCATCAATAAAAGGTAGTGAGTTCACTATCATTCGAACCGTGGCAGTCAGGTCGGTTGCTGTAAGTTCACTGGCATCGGAAACCAGCCCCTGAACCTGCAACGTTTTTTCTACCAACTGAGTTTCTTTGTGATTCGCATCAGTGCCAGCAACCTGATAGTTTCGCGCCTGCCATCCGTGGCCTGCCTCGTTGATGGGAAAGAACATAACAAAGCTATCCTCCCTACCCTGCTTCGTTGGCTGGAAGCCGGCAACAACAGGTATCGAAAGCCCTGCATTATTCATTTGCGCCAGCCACTGGTGCCGGATGGCAATGTAAACCTCGTTATCCGTCATAGCTTCCAGCCTCAATGCAAAGAACAGACTTCCAGCCGTCCTGCGCGTACCAGTCTGCATCACCAGTGACGTCATAGCGCTTGCCGTTGAACACCAGATAATCCGGTGCATCCCCCCGCTGGATGGCGTGAATATCGTGCGAAGTGTAGAGCCGCCGATAAACTTTGCCGGTCACCAGCCCCATTTCCTGTACATCCTGCGTATCCACCGCCTGCCAGCTACCCGTGACCGGTTCGGGCGAATGGTACTGCGCTACCCATTTGCCAAGGTCGTCTGTAGTGCGCGACTTAAACCGATACCAGAAAGCCGTCTGCTGTGGGATCACCCGTGCGGCCACATTGTAGAGATTGCCAAACATTATTTGTCCTCCACTGTATAAGTGACCGTCTGCAACATCTGTCCGGTATCTACCAGCGGTTTTGTTGAGGCTTTACCTTTGCTGTGTCTTCTGGCTCTGCCCCGGATGGTGGATGTATCCAGCGGAGGCGTTGTCAGGGTACGGATGGCATTCTTTACATCCCCCGCAGCTTTGGCTCCAATCTGATTCAACCCATCGTTAAGCGCAATACTGCCTGCAACAGAAGCATTAACGGCTTGCGAGATGAGATTTTTGTAACCAGCGGCATTCTCTGTCATTGCCGGACGCAGGAAAGGCCGGGGCGGGATGCCGCCAGCCGGATACCCAAGTTCCTGAATGGCCGCGACATAAGCAATCGGCGTACCGTCAGGGTATTTACTGTGCTCAAAAAATCCGATCTTCAACTGCTTTTTGTTCAGTTCATCGTAGACCGCTTTCAGCCCGGCAAAATTACTCATCGTTTCAGCCTCCCGCGCATCGGAAACCGGCCACCCACGCTACGAAAGGCCGCACGTTCTCCCATGCCACCGATATAGCGCGGTACACTACAGCGTTTAATCAACGCCAGATATTGCTGGCCGAATGGCGTCAGGTTGTACCAGTGTGACCAGTTTGAACTCGTCGGCGGGGCAGCAAATGATACGCTCACTTTATCGATCGTGGCGCTGGTCACCGCCCCTGAAGGGGATTCTCCTTTAGCCGCCATCTGACGCAGCATCAACATATGTGCAACCACCAGCATCCACAGTTCACTGGTGCAGATCCCCTGACATTCTGAGAAATAACAGGTTGCTGATTTTGCAATAATAAAAAGGTCATCAGCAGGCACATCGTTAAACTGCGGGTAAAGAACACGAAACGCTTCGAGGGGAAAGGTGCCAGCATCCATAATCATTTACCTTTTTTGTTGTTTTTCGGAACCTCTTTATTTTCGGCTTCAAGAGATTCAGGCGTATCTGGCGCTGACAGGTCGCTGGCTTCCATATTCGTCGCCACTTTTTCGGGATCGGCTTTTATTTCTTCAACCGCGATAAACCCATTTTTTTCATGTAGCTGAAAAACATGGTTCTTTCTAAGCAGGACGTACTGCTCGTCGGTAATATCGGTAACACGACCACGCGGGGTGTACATTTGCCTGGTCATGATATTGGCTTTTCCGGCAATAAATACCGTTCCACCCGCTTCCAGTGCGTAATTTTGATCACTGGAAAGCGTGGAATAAACGTAGATAGACATGGGGAATCCTTAAAGATTAAGCCCTCAAATTGAGGGCTGTTATCAGAGGCCGGTCAGGCGGGTGATCGCCCAGGGACGGGTGACAATGACACCAGCAGTGGCATTAGTGGCATCTTCCAGATAGCCCTTGATCTGATTCTCAGACCCCAGCAACTGGTATTTCACCGGCACAACCTGCAAAATTGTTGCACTGGTTGCGGTAGAACCATCATCCACGCTATCGGCAAACATATAGGCAATATTTGCCCCGCCATTCGCACCTTTGAATTCGGGTGAAAAGACCTGCCGCATATTGGGATAGTTGTTGTTGATCCACTCTTTGACGGTTTCACCTTTGGCGACCGGGTTCGCTTTACCTAACGCTGAACGGAACCCCAGCGGAAGCGTCAGCGTGATAGGCATATCGTCGCGGATGATGCCACCAGAGTTCGTTTCGAGACGTGAGAACATATCGGTAATGTCCTTCGTAATCTCGTCGAACGTGGCCGTCAGCCAGGGCTTGGTTGCAGTTTCATAAGCCGGGAGGTTCGGATCGTTTAACAACCCAAAAACACGGGTAGTCGGGCTGTTAAAACCCTGATAGCCGACTCGTTCACGCCCCTGCTCCAGTGACTCAGTAGCAGCAACGCGTTTTTCTGCTGCAGCCTCGAAACCCGCCGCCGACTGTCGAGCCTCCTCCAGCTTACCGACCTGGAAACCTTGCTCAAAACGCACAATGCCGCGACGTTCCTGATCCTGCGCATAGGAAGCCAGCGGGATATTGGTGTAGTCACCGTACAGTTCTGGTTTACCAACGGGCGTTGCCACGTTCAGTATGATCTCTTCATCGTGCCACTCACCCGCGTTCATTACCCCGGTAATTTCATCCAGAACACGAACACGGGTCGCCGTGCGGATAAGACCTGGTAAAACATGTTGCAGCATTTCACGATGAATAAGACCACCGCTTACCGCAGGGCCGGTTAACGCGGAGTCCATCGCCGCCAGACCACCAAAGCCAAGTTGCCCCAGCTCGTTGTATGTCCACTTCTGATCGGGCTTAATATTCAGCGGCCCGCGTCTGCGGATCTCGCGGCCCGACATATAAAATTTTTCTTTGCTCAGGGCCATATCAGGCATCTCCAGTTGGTGCAGGGGTTGGGTACGGGATCTCGGTCAGGCGAACAAGGCAGAGATGGGGGGGTTCAGCAGAACCAACGTGGCGTGACACAAAGCCAATCACTTTATCTCCGGCGTCCAGTGTGGCTTTAGCGGTCAGTTCACCGTCAGCGTTAAACACCACCGGCATGTTAATTGCGCCAGCAGATTCGCTAACTTCGACGTAAACCTCCCCCATAGTGAGAAACTCACCCTGTGTCCCGTTGCGGGCATATTCGGTCTCAATACGATACGCTTTCGGGTTAATCATGATCCCCGCAAACGCCCCATTACCGCCCGGCTGCACAGATTCAACACTGGCATCTTTGTAGGTATAGGCCAGACCAAACAGATTCTTTTTTTCGTCGGCTGAGTCCAGAACGGCACTGGTGGCGCGAAGTGGGCCAAAGTGGCTGACTTCACCGACTACGCCGGAGATCATGCCGTTTGCTACAGATTTCGGGATTGCCATTATTTATCGCCCCATTTATCTAAAATTGACTGGTTGCTGACGGCCTTATCCATCGCAACAGACGGCTTTTGGGAATCCGGTACTCGTCCCTGCATCCACGCATCAAGCGCGATAGCCTCAGTGCCTTTACCACACTGGATACCCAGCTTTTCAACGCCATATTCTGCGACCTGTTGCGCAGTCATGGGCGCATGATCGAACACACCAACGAATGGCGTTAACTTACGCGCCAGTTCATCGCGGGCACCGATTTGTTTCAGCAACGCACCGGTATCCATTGTCGGTTTGCTTTTCTCCAGTTTTGCCACCTTGCGTTTCAGCGCGGCGATGGTATCAACCGTGCCAATACTTCTGCGCAGGCGTTTAAGCCGACGACTGAGACTGTCAGTGGTAGCCTGGTCGAGATGCTCTTTCGCCTCCTCGATAGCCGATTCTGCCGACTCGATAGCCGTTTCAGCATTTTCGATAGCGCCAGGCTCCCCGGTTTCTGCTGCCTCCGATGCTGCCTCAGCCGCTTCTACCGCCGCCTCCGCGCCTTCTTCTGCCGCTGCTGCCCCTTCGGTTGCTGCTGCCGGATCAACGGGGTCAGCAGGGTCTGCGGGTGCAGTCGGATCGGGATCGTCCGTAGTTGGCTTACCCGCCGCCAGCGCTGCCACAACAATCTGTTTGATTTGCTCAACCTGTTCGGGGGTAAAACCACCGTCATCAGTTGTGGGCTTGTTTTTGTCATCATCTGGATTCATGCGAATGAGTTCCTTGGTATCTATGGTTATAACGTGATCCTGCACGGAGACATCGGGGCCAGTTCGCCCCTCGTCCACCAGCGCAAGGTGGTTTGCTCTGATATGCCGCTGAACAGCGTCATAGGGCTGGCCGTTGAAATTGCCAGGGGTGAAGTCATAGCGGCATCGATAGCCGGGAGATAAATCTATTTTTCCGCTGCTGATATTGCTCAGGGCGGAGTTAGATAGAATTTTGATGTTTCCCCGTAAGTAGGGGTAATCGAACCAGATATTTTCACCAATGACGCCCTGTATCCCTTTTTTCTCAGCAGGGGTGGCGTCTTTACCCAGCATTTCGTGCTCATCAATGAAGGGCATCAGCCGGAAAGAGTTAATCGTATCGATGCTACGTAGCTCCTCCTCCGGTCGATAGACACGATAGATACGGCTGGGGTCAGGAGCATTAATTTCAGCCCCCAGATAATCAAAAACCCCAACTTTTGAGATGGGGTTGTCTTTTACTTCCAGCCAGCCATTGAGGTCATACGTTCGTTTAGTTTCGTTCATGAGGTGTCACCAAAATCCACAACCGGCGTCCAGAAGCATTTGCAATTAGGCAACGTACCGGGTAGGCCACGCTGACCGGTTTTTTCATCAATAACAGGAGGGTTATCCAGATCGAACGTCTGGCCGTCTAACCTGAGATGCAGTTCTCTGGGTTCAGCGCTACCGGCTGAGTGATGCCAGACTGCTTTACGGATACCGGCTGATTTCATCCGCTCATAGTTAGATACCGTGGTGATTTTCCGGCTCTGATCCACAGCGATAAACTGCGCCCGTTTTTCTGTCACCGTGCCGGTTTGCCTGATTTCGTCGAGAAGGGTTTTGGCTCCCTCGCCTGGGTGGCTGACGGATCGCAGCGCAGCGCCTTCAATCCTGCGATGAATCTGTTCAGGAATGGTTTTAATCAGCGCGACGTTCTCTGCGGTGGCAGCGGTTAAACGCTCTTTCATCTCACCCGGCATATCTGGCGTCTTTATTGTCAGCCCCCCGGATAGCGTTTTTAGTGAATCGTCCAGGTTGCGTTGCGCGGCCAGATCGGTCTGGGAAACAAACTTATCCGCTATTTCTGCCGCTTTTTTGTTGAAAATACCGTCCCATTTACGTTTCAGGCGGTTCAGCCAGATACGGGTCTGGCTGGCAACGCTGGCATCCATACCAACCGGCGCAAAGTCGTCATTCAGTTGGGTAAAGGTTGCCTGATAGTCAGCTATCATCTGGCGCACCAGTTGCGACATAGCCTGGCTGTAGCGTGTTGCCGGGGCGGCTGGATAGGCCAGCGGTTTCCCCTTCATTACCGCCTGACGGGATGCCGCCCATCGCGCCCGATTCTCCCGGAATCTGATTTTCTTCTTCATCGGTCATGTCCAGCCCGTAGTAACTCGACTCTTTATCCGCCGCCAGCTTTTTACGAATGTCGTAGCCGTCAATGGCTCCGGCTGTAGCATATGCAGAGGCTGTTTGTGCCTGTTTCAGTTCAATATCGGCATATTCTGCTGCGGTCGGGCTATCCAGCGGTTTCCAGTTGATACTGACCTCAACAACGGGCAGGCCCGCGCTACGCAACAACATATCGAAATGGCGCTGTAACAGTTCTTCAAGGTCGTTCGACTGAATACTCTCCAGTTCCTCGCGATAGCTGGCTTCCTCGTACTCCCCCGTGGCGTTAAAGCCTTTCGGTGTAGTGCCAAGAAGTTTTGTGGCCGGAACATTCGCACCCGCCGCGACCAGTTGATATTGCGTCATAATGGTGGCATCGAGATCGGCCAGTGAGGTATCAAACTGCTGCACGGTATCCTGACTTCCGGTAACGTGAACGCCGTAGTTGTCACGCATTTCAATGAAATAGGACATATTCTCGCTGACGGTCGCTTTATCTGCGCTTTCCAGATCGCTGATACCCATCGTCAACAGACGCTTGGTCATCGCCAGTTCAGGGGCTTCGTTAGCTGTACGTTCTGAGGCATAAACGCGCTCGTAGATGCGCTCAGGCACGGATACGCCAAAATAGTTGTAGGTCGGCTTGAGAACATTCGGTACCGGGAAGGGCACGAATTTAACAAAATGCGATTTATGGTACCGGCGACCGGCGATCACGTAATACGTGGGTTCGTAAAAATCCAGCCCTGCCGGATCTTGCAGATTGGCCTCCGTCAGTTCAGGCGTCACCCACTGCGGGTCGATCTGCTTGATACCCTTGTAACTTCCTCTGACCACACCATCGATGTTAAAGGGGTTTTCATACCACTCTTTGGGGTTTGAAGTCTCAACGACAAACAGCGCCAGACGACCACCATATACGCGACCAAAATGGATCAACTCTTTCATCGCCTGATTGATGCGGTATTTTTTGCTGCGTTTTATGAGCAATTTAGCGACATCTTTATCGTCGCAGTCCAGGTCATAGCCCTGCCGGATAGCATCACGCGCGGGCATATTACACGCCTTATCCACCAGCCAGTGTTTGGCTATCACCGCGCACATATTGTTGCCGATAAAGCCCTGGCTGGCGTACCACATAGCCTGTGCTTCGGGAACACCGTAAACATTCCCACCTTTAAATGCAGGCACGGAACCATCGATGGAGTCCATCGCCACACCGCTAATAACAGGTTGCGGTAAGTCCAGACCGTTAAATCCCTCCGAACGCGCCAGTGCGGGGTAAAGCTGAGTGGTGAACGCCGACCGTTTAACCGGCGCGACCTGATTTTTACGCCTCTTAAACGGCCACATAGTTACCTCTTCGTTGTAAAGAAACTGCCTTTTTTGGTGTATAGCTTGCGTAGCGCCTGGGTCATGGCATCAACCGTATCGTCGTGAGCACCAAACGGGAATGTGGTAATTTCCTCGACGGTTTCAGTTATCCAGGGGGCCGTACTCGGGTGTGGCAGGAGTACGTTGCCTGATTCCCACTCAGCCGTTACCGCATGAGCACGGGCGACTTTGCTACCATCCGGCTCGACAGGGATCAGGCCGGATACCGTGGACTTCAACGAATCGATAACAGCAGGCCCGTTAGCTTTGTCCTCAACGTATTTTCGACGACCTTCCGGGAACATATCAGACTGACGTTTAACCGCTTTTAACGTCTGTGTGAAGCTCATGCGGGCGCGTGTCTGATACAACAGGTAGGCGTTGGCGTCTTTTTTGCCCCATACCTGGCCGACAACATAGTCCGTTCCTTCGCTGTCTTTAAAGGTCATATCCCAACTGTGGATAACGGTATCGAATTTGGCTGGCAGATCTTTAGGTAAGTAATATCTGACCCAACCTTCCTGGAATATCTGTCCGTCACCCGGTTTGGGCGATTGCTGGTACATTGCCGACCAGAAATAGTCGCCCAAAATAGCTTTCGTCTCTAACAGCTTATCGAGCGGGTGTAATTCAGGAACCAGCGCTTCGCCCTGCGCATTAATAGCGGGAAAGGCTAACACCTTAGCTTTCTGCGTTTTCTCTATTACCTGGCCGGATAAATCATCGGTAGCCCAGCGGGTTGCCATAATGATTTCACCGCTATTTTTCGACAAACGGGTTTTAAAAGTCGAAACATACCAGTTCCAGATAGATTTTTTAGTGGTAGGGCTAAGTGCTTCCTTAGAGTTCTTTATTGGATCATCAATAATACCAAGGTCGACTTTTTTACCCGTTAAAGGCCCACCGACACCCGCACAAACATAGCTACCCTTGTAGTTAGCTATCCCAAATCCATCAGAATTACGTTTAACTGCTACACCGTCTTTGGCTTTATTACCAGACCAGCTTTCAGGAAATAATAACCGATATTCATCTGATGCCATGATACGTTGCACATCGGCATTCATATCCCCGGCTAAATCCGATGAATATGATAAAGCACCGATACGCTTATCAGGATATTTACCAAAGAAGTACGCCGGAAGATAGCGAGAAACAATATCAGACTTTCCATGTTGCGGCGGCGCACCCAGTATCAAAACGGGACGCTTACCTTCCATCATCTCCAGCAGAAATTGATCCACTGCTTCACAAACTGTTTTAGAAAACGGGCTGGTAATATATTCTGGGTTAATGTACTGAATAAATTCATGCAGACCTCTGCGAGCATGACGGCGCTTTAACAGTTCTTTGGCAGCATCTTCTTTACTGATTACCGATGATTGCTGCAAGTTGTTCATCTGTTAACTCCGATGCGGTATGGGTATGCTGAATAGGCCCACCGTTTGCACCTGTCAGTTCGTTGCTAATCTGATCACGAAATGCCTGCACACTCACATGCTTACCAAGCAACTCAAGGTTTTTCACCTTATCAGGCCACTTTATTTTTTTGAGGATACCAACCATTTCACGCTCATCCCCCCTGCCCTCAAACATTTCAGCCAGGTCGAAACCGCTTAAATATCGACGCCAGACCAAAGGCCAGTCACTTACCGGCTTAATGGTCATATCTTCATTGAGAATATCCAGTGTATCCATCTGATCAATTTCAACCAGACGTAGCAAAACGTAGTTGGCATCAACGCCTAATTGCTCTATACGTTCCTGTTTCAGTTGGTTGATACGCTGAACAACTTCAGGTTCAAGTAACAGGCGAGGCCCCGCGCTATAGGCTGTTTTTTTGCTATATCCCGCCCGGATCGCTGCCGGGCCAGCTTTTAGGTCAACAATAAATTCCCGGCAAAAAAGCTCTTTCTTAGCGTTGAGTCTTTTTGCCATAAAATAAATTTCCTCTACTCTTTCGGTGCAAGACATACATTACGAATATAATCCTGCAACCCTGCTATTTGACTTCGTGCTGTTTCGATTCGCTTTCTGAGGGTGAAATAATCCCGTTGAGCGGTGTCTGTAAGTCCGGCGCGGGTTCCATCATCCAGGCCGCTGGTGGTGGTGTGACTGGACACGGATTTGCAACTGGCGTTGACACGCAGCCGCTGAGTACCAGCGTTAACGCTACGCTCAAGCTGATTGATAGTAGCCTTAGCATCTGTTAGCTCTCTTGTGTATTTAGCATCAATATCCGCCACAACGCGCTGTCTGGCCTGCATATCAATGATGGCTTTTTGTCTGGTTTCAGCCAGTTGAGCAAACTCGCGCTGCTTGTCGAGGGCGTGGTGGTAGTTTTCGCGGTAGTGGAACGCTAACCGGCCCGCAACGACGATCCCAACGACCAGTATTCCGACAGCCATCGTTCGCCAACTGAATGAAATATTCATGCGGGATAATCCCGGTGTGGTAATTGGAAATGGGGGCCGTCTTTAAGCGTTTTCCAGTCTCCGCCCCACTCAACAGGAATATTAAGTTCCGCTGCTGCTGCTTTAAATGCGGAAGCGATCTGTTCGTAGTATTTCCACTCCCAACTAACCTGACTACCGAGATATGCCACTACGTCAACCGCATGGCCCGTAATATGACGGCTATTCATAGTCTGGCTTTTCCCTTGCGCTAATAATTGTTTCTGACGCTCTCGGCTGCGCAAGCCCTCCGTAATACCAAAATCAACAGTGGTTAATGTCAGCGCAAGCCGTACTATTTTCACCAGATCGGCGTTTACTCCCACCAGATTATTTTCACTACGTTTACTAAATTTATAATCAGGCATGGGATCACCTTAATGGTTTAGCAAAACGCATAACGTTTCCGCGAGCAGCAAGAACAGCGGCACAAAATGCCAGATTGATAAAAGTCTCTGACCAGTCCGCACAACCGTACTCACCTGTCAAAATACGGACAGGTACCGATGCGGAGGCAATAATAAGGAAATAGGCACACCAGGCAGCAAGGGGACGGTGTGTCCCCCCAGCCCTGCGAAAGGTCATCAACCTCAACGCAATCACAGCGCAAGCCAGTGCATTAACAATGAGGAAAATTTCATTGACCATCACCGCCACCCCCTCGCAGTTTTTTAAACCACTGCCCCGGATTCTCTGACTGCTTGCTGATATACATGAACACGCGTACAGCAATAGCCGAAGCAACTACAGCCCCCAGAGGGCGCTCCGCATGAATAACTTCTGGTGTCACATAGTTGATAACATCTGTCACAAACCCCGCCGTCTGCCCCCCGATAAGGAACGAGGCAAGAAACGACAGCAGGCGTTGCCAGATAGACAAATCAGACGCCGACAAGACATAAATGACTGCACCAGAAAAGGCTCCGATGATCACCCCCGTATCTCCACCAGCGAATAAACTTGCGATAGTGATACCGCCGATCATATAGGTTGCCGCACTGGTACCTGTGGTTAGCGGTTCCGGCATTGTTCTTTCTCCTTTGTTCGCCGCAGGGCAGAACGCCGGGCGCTAGACATGAAAAAGGCCACGCTTCAGCGCAGCCCTGAAATAATTGCGGGAAACACTACCCCCGCTTTAAACATTGTTCCGGCATTAGCTCCTGAAACAGCACTTCGATCCCCAGCTTTTCAGCCAGAGCGTATTCAGCGCGTGCGCCAGCACTAGAACGCCAGCCATCAAGCAGATAAATCGCATCTGCGCGTTGCAGCATCGCGAGGGAAATCGCCATGTAATCAGCCTCACTAAGCCCATCGGGTAATACAGCAGGATTCAGTGGGGTATCGCCAGATGCGGCAATTTCCGCTGCCGCTGCGAAGAAAGCTGGCCGGTTAAACTCAGGCAATACCCACCATAGCGCGGACGGTAACCCATTTATCAGATGGCAGAAAGTGATACACGGCGGCGGCGGTTTCTGTCATATCCTGCTGATTTAACATGTCTTATTCCTGAATTAATTGCGTTGGCACACAAATAACTCTGACCAGAGAGCACAGCAAGCGGTAAGTCGCATTCAGGCGGAAAAAATCAGCAAAACGGGGGCTATTTAACATAATGGTTCTTAACCGCACCGGCAAAAATGCACTCGTTTAAAATGTCACCCTAACGCCGCAAAAGTACATGTTTTCCTGGCGTTATTTGACTAAAAACGGCAGCAACATTTTTATAACAAAACGCCACTATTAGCGTTCAACCAAATCAGCATGTGAACGGCTCATTTTTGACAGTTTTATGTTTTCAGTAGCCCAGAAACACGAAAGCCCCGCATCCGAAGAAGCGAGGCTTTGAAATTGAGGTCGTAAAATTAAATTGTAATTCTAGATGCTAGAAGATTAGCACAGGTTTTTGGTGACCAGCAAGCTTTTCCGGTAGAGCAACTTCCAGATCCATATCAAGCCGGATCGACATCGCTACAAAACACCCCGCTAAAAACTCCTCAGAGGCCCGTAGCGACCTTCTGACCGCATTCCTGTCTAACGACATCGACTGGGCAATAAAACTCGTAGAATGACCGCCTATGAATTTTTGGCCCATTATCAAAATATCCTCCCGGTCGCGTACCGTGCTCATATGCGCGACGCAGGTATCAATTGCCAGTCCGTCCTCGTCAGAGCAGCCAGGCTTACCAACTTCTGGTTTGCGTCCGGGTGTTACCGACATCGCAGGCCAGTCCACCAGAGAGCAGTATTCTTCACTCGCAGCCCACCGGCCCCAGCGTTCTAAAACTTCTTGCATATTTCTGCGCATAGCTTTTGACCTCAACATTTCTCAACAAATCTGGTGTTATTCGCTGTCAGGTGTCCAGGTTATATAAAACTGGCTTGGTGCAACGTTTACGGGGCAACCCACCAGCATATCGGGAATTTGTATCTCCGCATTCTCTGGGATTTCAGCAAGTTCCACTACCCGTCCATTAGTAAGTTCTAAGCCGCCGCCTTCTTCCTCAAAAACCAAAGGACGTGTATCCGTGACAAAGGTCTGATAGTTGCTTTCCAGCACTGTGGCCCACGCAACCACTTTCCGAAAACAAAGGCATTTTGACGCATCACCGGTATCTACAGTCGATACCTCCCAATATTTACCGGATGGTTCTGTCACTATTGAACGAATTGCTGCTGCTGATCTCCCGTAGCCTTGTGCTACTTCCAACTTTTCCATTTCGCTAATTTTTACAGTTTCCATTTTGTAACTCCTGTGTGGGTTAAATAAATTTCAGGCATTGCATATGAATATTCGGTGAATGAAAAACGCAACGGCTCGGGCGCAACAACCCCCTCCCCCCTAAAGGGGGGAGAGGGGTATTGTGTTGCGCCGCTACGCTTGCCGTCATGTTGCGCTTGTTGCTCTTAAAAAATCCTTTGAAATCAGTGGAGCAACAATTTTTGTTGCGCTGTTGCGCTTTGTGTTGCGCCTGTATGCCAAAATCTTGGTTGCACTGATTATTTATGCGCATATTTTGCATAAGATTTGCATTCGTACTTTTATGCAAATTCGTAGTTTTTTGCGAATTGGTAAGATTAAACAAGTTTATCCCCTCCAGCTGGCACGCTCTCGCCAAGAGAATCTTTAATAACGCCATCATGCTCTACAATGTAATCCTTCTCTTTCATGCGTCCTAAAACAGTACGGAACTGGCCCGCGCTCTTATCTGTCTCATCTTTCCACATCTCGCGAAGTACCGAACGGTTAATAGTACCGCCAGAGGCTTCAAGTTTTTCCCACACCCACGATTCATCGCTGCTGCCTTTGATATCTGCATCGGTTTTAGCCATCAGCGGTTCAATCTCAGCCAGAGGAACATCTTCGAAAACGCGTTCGGTTGTCAGCCTTACGGGGTCATACACATCCCCCTCGGTACTGGTGTACTCATCATCGTACATCTCATACCCGGCGATAACTTCATCAGGCAACTGGACGGTTGGAACCAGATAGCCCCGGACGGGCTGCGCCGGGCCGGTACGCTGCTTCTCATTTATAAGGTTCACCGCGTCGTCAATGCGCTCAACGCGAATAACCGCATCGGCGTTAGCAAAAGCAGCAGAAGAGCCACGCATTCCTTTGCTGCTGTCCTTACCGCTATGATGTACTGGGATCACCGCTGCGCCAGTCTCATTAACGATCCGCGTCGCACCCGCCATAAACTTTGCCACGTCGCTGGCGCTATTTTCGTCGCCCTGCATCATTGACTGTGACAAAGTATCAACAGCAACAATTCTTACAAGCTCACCAGTAACTTGCTCAATCCGCCTGATTTCTTTGATGATGGCACTGACCCTTGCCGGAACAGAGAGATCAACCGCCAGCGGCAACGTGTAGAAAAGTTCAACCGGTTTACCGCCGTTATATTTATCCGCCCAGGCACCAACACGCGGCATAACTGAACTGCCACCTTCAGCAGCAACATACAAAACCGCACCGCCTTTGATATTTCGCCCGGCCCAGCGATGCGTTTTCATCGCTACCCGACAAAGAATCGATATGATGCAATACGATTTAAAAGAGGAAGAAGGGCCGTAAAACATGGCAACGCCAACGGGTACCAGCCCTTCAACGATAAACTTTCCCGGCTTACCGTATCCACCTGAGTGAGGAAATGATCGGGGTTGTTCGGGTTCTTCTGGCGGGAGTTCGTCAAAATCCTCAACGCTGGCGACAGAGGACTGGCGCATACGTTCAGCCGCAGGATTTTTCCATCCGGCTTGCTGCGCACGGGTAAAGATAGCCTGGAAACCAGTGCGATCTGCCGTCAACTTACCTTCATCCCAGCGGCGTTCAGCCTCCGCAATATCCGCAGCGCTCCCACCACCAGCAGCAGACCATTCCAGCCACAGATCTCTGGCCTGTCCTTCAAATTCGGTATCCATAAACCATGCGAGGCGACACCCCATTGACGCCCAGGCGTTATGCCTGCCACATTCAGGTTGTGCGTCAGCCAGCACAGTGGGATGCCACATCGCAGAACGCAAATCGTCAAAGGTCTGCTGGGTTACGTGATTCAGATCGACGAGACGCGACAAATCATCACTAGCGTGATCAGATACAGACGGAGATGGCACATCGCCAGCCCTTGCCAGCAGCATATCAACGTCAATTACCTTGCCTGAAAAATCAATAAAAACGGCGCTTTCATGGGGGGCATACACCATGTGATCAAGGTTATATACCGATCTGTCCCATTTAACCGGGCCATCGCCAATCAGGCTGTAGCAGTCCATCAACTCCCGCTCAATCGCTTCACACAGGCGTTTATAATCGATTGTTGCTACGGTGCGGGAGAGCGCGAAGCACAGACGCCAGCGTTGTTCTCCGTTTACAGTTGGGTGCTCATGGCTGGCGGTGGAATAGGCAAATCCAAGATATACCGACGCGGAATCGCGTAACGCGGGCCAGTCGGCTTCTGAACAACCATCCATATCCAGCCATATTACATCGCGGTCACCCGCATTAACGGCGCTACGCCCGTTCGACGTGTCGCGCATCGCCCCCCAAAGGTAAGACAGGCGCTTTTTTTTACGGGACAAGATGTCCTTTGAATCATCGTGAGTGACGCCAATATTTTTCCGCAAGCGTTCAACTTTCGTCCGATAGTCGGCAAAGTCTTTCGCCAGCGCGGGGGCCGGTCGGCTGTCTGTAGCTCCCTGCCCCACTGAGTAGTGTATAGGCATGGGTTAAGCCTTTTGTTGCTCTGGGTTTTCACCTTTCAATAGCCAATCAGGCTCACATTGAAGAACTTTTGCCAACTCAAGAATAAAACTAGTGCGGGTAGCCCTTCCAGATTCAAGGTACTGAATAGATTGCTGACGCATCCCGACACTTTCAGCTAATGATGTCTGGGTAATGCCTAATGTCTTGCGGCGCTCCTTAATACGGGAAGCAAGTGTAGAACGAGTCATAGGGTAAGCCTTTAGGTTATTACAGGTTTACTTGTAATTAACCCACAGGCAATCTGGTTTGTCAAATACAGATGTATCTGTAATCATCAACACCAGAAAAGGAGTCAACCATGAATCTTGCCAATCGAACCAAAAAGCGCAGAACAGAACTAAACTTAACTCAAGTCGAAGTCGCCAAACGGGCTGGGATAAGCCAGCAATCGATTGAAGCTATAGAGAATGGGAAAACGCTCAAACCCCGCAATCTTCTTGCTTTGGCAGCGGCCCTTGAATGTGATCCCAAGTGGCTATTACTTGGCGGTGATGTTGTCACGGGCTACAACTATGGAGCACGCAGAGTGCCGATTCTAAGCTATGTGCAGGCAGGGGCTTTCACCAATGCCGAGCCAATACTGGATGCAGGTGAATTCGAATATGTGCTTACCACCGCAGAGTTGTCAGAACGTTCGTTCGCACTACGTATTCGAGGTGACTCAATGGAACCCGAATTTCGAGAAGGGGATATTGTGATCATCGACGCTGATGTCTATCCGTCCCCTGGTGAGTTCGTAGCAGCATCCAACGGTAGCCATGAGGCCACGTTTAAAAAGTACCGCCCGGTAGGTATTGGAGCTAAAGGAGAAGAAGCCTTCGAGCTTGTACCTCTCAATAGCGATTACCCCATCTGCCGATCATGGGAAAAACCAGTAACTATCATTGGCACTATGGTGGAACATCGCATATTCCGAAGAAAACGCTAGTTTAAAATACACCTATCCATCTCAAGAGGGCTTTTGCCCTCTTTTTTATTGCCGTAAAAACAAATAATTGGGTTAAACATGCAAATAAATACCAAAACAACTGTTGACGCACTTACAGGTTTACTTGTATTTTTGACCGCAAGTCGAACGGCGCGACTTTAAACCATGCGTCGGAACCGCTCTTTAACAATCTGGAAACTGACGCTGCATACCGGACAAACATTGCGCAGTGCGATCGCTCCCTGCGACATCAAGGAAGGTGCTACAGGCGAGGCAAGACATACGCCAGCATAGCGATCAAAGCGGAGGGCATAACGGTACGTAGAGTCAGTTAAAAGCATTTTTCAAGCGCCATCGCGGCGCTTCATAAAGTGCTTTTATTTCTTTTTGCCCTGCCCAAACGCCCCACCAGATAAAGGTTGGGATGCGTAATAGTGCTGCTTTCTATGCGTCATCACATCGGTAGCACTGTTGTTTTTTATCCCAATGCTAGCGCTGATCGCGGAATTTCGTTCTTCCATCATAGATTTGCTAGCGGAATCTATAGCGGCATTTCTAATTAAATCTTCTTGCTCTCTGGTAATGCCCTTGTGGTGATTGAGATGACGCACAAGCCTTCCGATTCTGAATTTATTTTTACAGATGGGGCAGACAGCATATTTTTCCCAAGAACTCGTATCCATTTCTTAACCCTTACCACTAATGGTGTGAACGAAGATAAATCAGACACCATCCGGTTTCCAGCACGTCAGGAGGATTCAACCAGATGCAACAGCCTGAAAAAGTTAAAAACGCCCCGTTAGGCACTGCCCCCGTAAATAACACCGTTCGCCGCCTGCGCTGGTTGCGTAAGCGCGATGAACTGGAACGAAACCCCAACGCCCACTTCCCGATCACCCTTTATATCTGAGGTACCCCATGAGCCTTGAATTAGTCATTAAAGAAAATACCGAGGTAATGCGCCAGCTAATTGCCGCAATGCAGAGCGGCAAAACCTTTGCGCCTGACGCACCGCCGCAACCGAAAACAGACAGCGCCAAAAAAGAGGAACGAAAGGGGCCTTTCTGGTGGAAAAGCCTGGACGGACTAAAAACCGGCGTGGCGGATGATACTACCGCGCTGAAAGCGATAATCGACGCCAACGCTGGTATTGAGATCACCAAAGTCGAATACCTGCAATTGCAGGAGAAGCCCGAAAAAGAAGCACCTGATATTGAATCACTTGATATCCGCATTATCACAGCGCTGGCCAATCTGTTCGGCGCGAAAGCTAAGAACCTCACGACTGAACAGGTAGATAAAGCACGGGCGTATGAGAATGGCAACAAACGCGATCAGTTCACTGACGCACTGAGCCTGGCGCTGATCGATTGCAAAGCGGTGAAAAACACCACACGTGCGGTACTACTCGATCTCTGTATCGTCATGCTGGCGCACTGGAGTGCGATGGAAACCATCGACGAACGTCAGGCGTTTGCCGAATTGTACATCAAAACACCGTACAACAAACGCGCTGGCCTGATACCTCAGAAAGCTGAACCGGAGGCAACACCAGAACCGGAAACTACCGAGCCTGAGCAGGACACCGCAGCACTTTTTGAACAGGCCAGGACTCTGGTCATGAAGCTGACAACAGGCGGCTATCGTAATGAAGCGGTGGAAATCCTGAACAAATTCGGCGCTCAGAAGCTGGGTCAGGTTCCCCAGGAAAATCTGGCAGACGTTGTGATGCTGGCAGAACAGGCGCTGGCGGAGGGGTAAGCAATGCCGGAACAACATGCGAAATTATCCCCCTCAGCAGCACACCGCTGGCTCAACTGTACGGCGGCACTGGCCGTAGAACAGTTTGAGACTGACGAAACAACGAGTTATGCCGAAGAGGGCACAGCAGCCCATACTCTGGCGGAGATTGTTCTTCGTAACCGACAGAAACACCCACCAGAATATGCAGGCTGTGACGTTGGCACCTATCTCGGAACCTATCCGCTGGCGCATCCATCAAAACCGAATCCGGGGCCGCAGGTCAGTCAGGAAATGGTTGATAAGGTGGGTGAGTATGTTGAAGCGGTCTGGACGCTGGCGCAGCAACCCAGCGCGATACTCATGGTGGAGCAGAAGTGTGACTTCTCTCACATAGTCGGTATACCCGATCAGTTTGGTACCTCTGATGCGGTAATCATCATCGGCGACGAATTGCAGATCCACGACCTCAAATATGGCTATGAGAAAGTGGATGCGTTCGAAAACCCCCAGCTAATGATTTATGCGCTGGGAGCACTGGAACAGGTCAGTCTGATCGCCGACATCAATCGTGTACGAATGTTTATCCACCAGCCGCGCATCAACCACGTCAGCGAGTACGAATGCAGCGTACAAAATCTGGAAGAGTTCGGGCAGAACGTGAAAGCCATCGCTGCCGATGTGCTGCAACTGGCAGACCACGCAGGGGATAACGGCCCCGATGTTATTCCGGCAACGGCATTCCACCCCGGAGAGAAAACCTGCCGTTGGTGCAAGCGGCGAGGTAAATGCCAGGCGCAGGCGGAATATGTGTCGGCTGCGCTGATGAATGATTTCAGCGAAATATCCGACCCGCCGCCTCTGGAAGACGCATTGACCACCGCCCGTCAGAAGCTGGCTGAATCGGATGGGAAATGGCTGGGTGAAACGCTACCACTGATTGACCATATCGAAAGCTGGTGTAAAAGCGTCCGCTCTGCGGCATTTAACATGCTGCAAAATGGCCACTCCGTTTCCGGCTATAAACTGGTTCAGGGTAAACAAGGTAACCGTTTGTGGAGTAGTGAAGAAGAGGCAATTTCCCTGCTTAAAGACCAGTTCCGGTATAAAAAGGAAGAAGTTTATACCTTCAAAGTTATCAGCCCGGCGCAGGCTGAAAAACTCATTAAAAAGGCCAACCCGCGCCGCTGGGCGAAGGTAGAAGCCATTATTACCCGCCCTGATGGAAAACCAACAATAGCACCAGAGTCCGATCCCAAACCAGCTTTAAACATCAATCCTGCAAACGACTTTGACGATGTTGAAGCCGCTGAATCCCTCATTTGAATTAAAGGTAAATATCTATGAAAGTAAAACTGAATAACGTGCGACTGGCATTTCCGGCATTATTTGAACCTAAAACTGTTAACGGTGAAGGTGAGCCACGTTTTAGCGCCGCATTTATTTTCCCACCAGACCATCCCTGCGTGAAAGAAATTGAAGCGGCTATCGCTCAGGTAGCTAAAGAAAAATGGGGGCCGAAAGCCGACAGCGTTCTTAAATCCTTACGCACCGGCCTGAAAGTCTGCCTGCACGATGGCGATGAAAAAGCCGAATACGAGGGCTACCCCGGTAATAAATTTGTCTCTGCCAGTAATAAAGCACGGCCACTGGTTATCGACCGCGATCGTTCCGCGCTGACCGCCGCCGATGGCAAGCCGTATGCCGGTTGCTATGTTAACGCCACCATCGATATCTGGGCGATGGATAACAACTTTGGCAAACGTATTAACGCTTCGCTCGGCGGTGTCCAGTTCTGTCGCGATGGTGATGCATTCGCTGGCGGCGGCGTGGCAACCGAAGACGATTTCGACGATGTGAGCGAAGGCGCTGACGCCGAATCGCTGATCTAACCCATCCAGCCCCGCCGCCAGCGGGGTTCAACCTTCAAAGGTGAGCACATGATGAATACCACCCCATTTAACCAACAACTGGTTTACCTGAACAAAGGCACCCTGAATGAAGAACTGACCGAAGTTCTGGCCGAGGTAGTGAAAGCGGTACGCGAAACCGGTAAAGCGGGTTCCCTGACACTGACACTCAAAGTGGCAATGTTCAGTAAAGCCAACGAAGACGTAGTGAAAATCTCCCCGGTTGTCGCCAGCAAAGTACCAGAGGGCGAACGCGCCGAAACCATTATGTATTCGACAGCGGATGGCGATCTGCTGCGTGACGACCCCAGCACAGTACGCACCGAACTGAAACAGGTTGATGCCGGACAACAGGAACGGCGCACCCTGCCAGAACAGGAAACCAGCCTGCGTAAAGTTATCTGACCCTTTTAGCCAGTACCAGGGGAAACCACTCACCCGGCCAACGCGCCGGGTTATTTTTATCCAAAACAGGAACAAAGAAATGACCGAAGCTCAAACTATTCAGGACATTGTAAAAAGCCAGCAGGTTTTTGATATCCACGGTAACCCAGCGGTTGCCCTACCAGAAGGTTACGAACTGGCCGATCTTGAGCACTTTCTTCCAGCGCCGCGCCGCATCCGCCAGAACGTAAAACTCTTGTCCGCTGATAGTTTCATCCAGTACTGCGCAAAGTTTGCAACCGATGCCTCGGTGATCCTGGCCGATGCCAACCAGACAAAGTTAACCGCCCAGCTAGACTACCACGCCGATCCTGCCACACCAGACTGGTGTAGCCACTCCGCTGTTTATCAGTGCGTGAAGTCCAAACCCTGGAAGATTTGGGAAGAACATGATGAAACCGCTATGGGGCAGGAGGCTTTCGCTGAATTTCTGGAAGACCGCGCTGGCGACATTGTTACCCCAACCGGTGCGGAACTGCTGGAAATCGCGACTAAATTCCAGGTGATCCGCAAAGCAGTATTTGGTTCCGCTATCCGCCTCGCCACCGGGGAGTTTCAATTCAACTACAGCGATGAAAACGACAAAGGCACCATTGAGGTACCGGAAGTTATCACGCTGGGCCTGGCACCTTTCCATAACGGTGAATCATATGAGGTGCAGGCTCGTCTGCGTTACCGCCTGCGCGAAGGTAAGCTGGCCTTTACCTTCAAGCTCATCAACCCGGAGCGCGTGATCGAAGATGCCTTTAACTCTGTCGTTGAGAGTGTTAAAGCCGGTGTGACCGAAGCAACCGTCTACGACGCGCAAGCCTAAACGACAACACCCCACCCGGCGAAATGCCGGGTGTTTTGCAAAGAGAGGAATTAACAATGTTGCCCGAATGGAAGTATACCAAGGGTAGCCCACGGCATTTTATAAAAGCGCCAGAATGGGTAACAGTTAGAACTCGAATATTTAAGGATGGGAAAGTGATAGGGGATGCGTGGCTGGAAAAGCATGAGATTGGCTCTCGTGCTCTTTCAGTCGGCCATCGAAAAAGAGGTGAGTTCACTGTCGAAAACCTTCCTTATAACCCGTACATAGAAGAAATTATCGCAGTCCGCGAAAAGCACTATCCCTGACACCCGTAAATATACCGACCATCCAACTCCGAAATAATCCATACGGAGATTAACCATGTCTGAAATATGGAAATCTATTCCCGGCTATGAAGATCGATATGAAATCAGCGATCAGGGTAACGTTCGAAGCCGGGTATTTATGCAGAGATATTTACTTCGAAACGGTTTAGAAGCATTCCGCCAAACTAAACCGCGCATTATTTCACAGCAGGTGACAAACAGTGGCTACGCACTCGTTCATCTGCATCTGAACGGCCATCGCCAGGCCAAAACGGTACACACTCTTGTCGCCAGCGCTTTTATTAGCGGTAAGGGCGCAACAGTAAATCACATCAACGGCAACAAACTTGATAATCGCGCCACCAATCTGGAGTGGGCCACTTACAGCGAGAACCATCTCCATGCCGTTGCTACTGGACTAAACCAACAGGCCGTGCGCGTTCAGAACCCCGATACTGGCGAGATATTCCCCTCAATCACCCAGGCGGCAAAGGCCAGCCGATGCAATCACAGGAAAGTAGCCAAATGGGAACGAGTGTAGAACCTCTTTTTTGCGACCTTGAAACGTACAGCCCAACGCCAATTAATTGTGGTACCCACCGCTATGCTGAGAGTGCCGAAGTAATGTTGTTCGCATGGGCTATCGGCAATCAGCCTGTTCAGGTTTGGGATTGTACAACTAAAGCCCCCATGCCTGAAAAGCTAAAGTCCGCACTTGATGATCCACAGGTGCTGACCGTCTGGCACAATGGCGGCATGTTCGACACAGTGATACTTCAACGCGCTATGGGGATCACTATTCCGCTAGATCGTGTTCACGATACGCTGATACAGGCGCTGGCGCATGGACTCCCCGGTTCGCTTGGTACATTGTGTGGAATACTGAATGTCCCGGTAGATCAGGCAAAAGATAAAGCTGGTAAACAGCTAATTCAGCTATTTTGCAAACCCCGTCCGAAAAACAGCAAGATTCACCGTGCCACCAGCCAGACCCACCCCGTCGAATGGCAACGATTCGTTGAATATGCCAAGTCTGATATTGAAGCGATGCGGGTAATCTGGAAGCAAATGCCACGATGGAATCTCAACGCCTTTGAAACCCGACTCTGGCATCTCGACCAGCGTATTAACCGGCGCGGAATCTGCATGGATGTTGAATTAGCTAACGCAGCGATTGTAGCTATCGACGCAGAACAATCACGGTTGGCGGGACTGACACATACTATGACAGATGGCGATGTTCAGGCAGCGACACAGCGTGATGCCATGCTCCGCCACATCTCCGCTGCATTTAATATCCAGTTACCCGATATGCAGGCCAGCACGTTACAACGGCGAATTGACGATCCCGAAACGCCACCAGCTTTGCGAGAATTACTAACAGTACGTCTGCAATCCTGCACCACCAGCACCAGTAAGTATAAGGCGTTGCTTAAAAGTATCAGCAGCGACGGACGCTTGCGGGGGACAAAACAATTCTGCGGTGCCTCCCGCACGGGTCGCTGGGCAGGGCGAATATTTCAGCCCGATAACCTCCCCAGACCTACGCTAAAACAGGACGACATTGATTTTGGTATTGAAGCACTGAAAGCCGGGTGCGCCGATCTGCTTTACGATGATGTGATGCAGTTGACCAGTTCAGCCTTGCGCGGCTGCATCATGGCCCCTGCGGGTAAAAAACTGGTGGTATCTGACCTTAGCAACATCGAGGGACGCGTACTGGCGTGGCTGGCCGGGGAGAAGTGGAAGCTACAGGCATTTCGAGATTATGACACCATCATCGGCACCGATGAAAAAGGTGAAGCAATCCGCGCTGGCCATGACCTGTACAAACTGGCCTATGCAAAATCTTTCGGCGTCCACCCGGATGAAGTGGACAAAGATCAGCGTCAGGTCGGCAAAGTGCAGGAACTGGCGCTGGGCTATGAAGGGGGCGTTGGCGCATTTCTGACATTCTCTCTGGCGTACAACATCGACCTCGAAGAAATGGCCTCTGCCGCTATCGACAACATTCCGCGTCACATACTGGATGAAGCCGTTCGTGCATATGAATGGGCGGTAAAACAGAAGCGAACCTACGGGCTGTCAAAACGCGCTTATGTTGTTTGCGACTCCTTTAAACGGCTCTGGCGCGAAGCACACTCGGCAACGTTCAGCTTCTGGAAGGAGATCGACCAGGCCACCCGCCGCGCCATTGCTACACCCGGCATAACAATTTCCTGCCGAAAACTAAAACTTCGCCGCGACGGAAGCTGGCTTCGTATCCAGCTTCCCTCTGGCCGGGCGGTCTGTTATCCCGGCGCACGTATCGACGACAGCGGCAAAATCAGCTACATGGGCATCAACACTTACAGCCGGAAATGGCAACGCCTGCAAACCTACGGCGGCAAACTGGCAGAAAACGTTACCCAGGCTACCGCCCGTGATGTGATGGCAGCGAATATGCCCGGTGTGGAGGACAACGGTTACGACATCATACTGACGGTGCATGACGAAGTGCTGACCGAAGCCCCCAACACCGCCGATTACTCCCACGAACACCTGAGCACCCTGCTCGCAACTAACCCCGCATGGGCTTTAGATCTTCCGCTATCTGCTGGCGGGTTCGAGGCATACAGGTACAAAAAAGATTGACACCAGAAAATGGATTGTAAATTTTAGCCGTAGTTAAACTAACCGACATTGAAGAGGTGATACATGAATATCGACAACACGAAGGGAGTTAAATATCAGCATGTTCCTGATGCGCGTTTAAGCCCCGCACAACAAGAGAATGCTGTCATTATCAAAGAAATTGTGTCAATCAAAAACCAACCGCTGGAAACCATAAAAGTCGCGCAGATGGCAGCAAAAGTGAACAGAAATCTGGGGCCTTCTGCTATTACCACCCGTTTACTAATGGATTGTTTACGTAACCCCCAAGATTATCAAGGTAATCAGGAAAGTTCCTCAAAAATAATGCAGGGGGGTATAACATCATCCGGTGAGACACGCCTAAAAGAAATGGGGATAGAAATAATTAAATCAGGAAACGAGTTTATTTAAGCTTTACAACATCTTCTAAAAAAAAATCCTACTGAAGTGAACGCTCTTTTTTAAAGAGCTTTTTTCCCGGAATAACCCTTATGTCTTTTAGAAATTATGACAGCCCCTTGTATTACCGGGCTGCGCGTGAGGCTGCGCAAATCGAGCGCGAGGGCGATTACCGCCGCGCTGCAAAGGTATGGACAAAAGCCAGCCGCTTATCACGCAACGGAATCAATCAGCAGTGGAGCGAAAATCGCTCCGACTTTTGCCTGATGCAGATCGGGCGGGAACAACTGAAAGAGGCTGTTACCGATGGCCTACATCCGTGAATCCACCATCGAAAAGCACCTGGTAGCGGAAGTGAAAAAGGCTGGCGGCATCGCCTACAAGTTTGTATCCCCCGGACGCCGTGCAGTGCCAGATCGGCTGGTACTGCTACCCGGTGGTCGGGCGGTATTCATTGAGTGCAAAGCCCCCGGCGAGAAACCAAGGCCCGAACAGTTGCGCGAACATGAGCGACTTCAGGCGCTGGGTTTTAGCGTAGTGGTGCTGGATAGCAAAAATCTGGAGGGAATATTGTGAGTAAACGCGAAGATCCACAACTGCGGGTACGCATCCCACAAGAATTAAAGGATGCGCTGGAGAAAATAGCTTCTGATAACGACAGAACACTGACCGCCGAGATCACAAGGCGGCTACGTGAAAGCCTTGAACAGGAGAACAAATTATGAAAGGTGCGCGTGAGATGGCACAATTTAAACTGCGTATACCCGACGATCTGCTTAAAGAACTCAAACAGGCAGCGAAAGACAACATGAGATCCGTCAACGCTGAAATCCTTATCAGATTGGGTTACAAGCCTTAACTTACGAAATTTTTCAAACTCCATTTGACATTGCCGTTTAACCTGTCGTAGCCTAACCGCACTAGAAATCTACGCGGTCACCCGCACCCGACAGCTTTGCGGCTTTTTTATGCCTGCAATTTGGCGTAAACATCCGAACAAAGACCGGGTGGAGAGGCGTTAATACAATACCCGCAAGGGGAATATGCCCGGAGCCTCGTAGAAGCTCTAGTTGACACCCGGTCACCAGCTACTAACTGGTGATCTCAACTAAAATTCTACGGAGGCCAAATATGGCAACCCAACTCATTTTCAGATCCCACACCCTCGAAGCTATCGAACACGAAGGCCAGTCTTGGTTTACTGCTGCCACGCTGGCAATTGCGCTGGAATACGCCGACACCCGTAGCGTAACCAAAATTTATACCCGAAACGAAGACGAGTTTACCCCCTGCATGTCACTGGTGGTCAGTTTGACCACCAGCGGCAAAATCAATGGGTTACAGCATAAAAAAGTTAGAGTTTTCTCCCTGCGTGGCGCACATCTGATAGCTATGTTCGCCAGCACTCCGGTTGCGAAGGAGTTTCGTAAATGGGTGCTTGACCTGATAGATAAGGAAATACCGCAGGAGTTACCGGCACCGATAGTTACCGAAGAAAACCTCCCTTCTGGTGTTTACCGATGCAATAGCCGTAAAAATCCCTATTCAGCACAGGTAAATATCGATGGAAAAAATATCTACGTTGGCGTTTACCCAACGATAGAGGATGCTGTCTTCGCCCGGCATGAATATCTGCGCCGACACCATGTTAACAAAGTTATAGCAGGTAACCCCGATATTGTTGCGCTGGCGGGAGTTAACGCCAGACTGCTGATCACGATCGAACACGGCCAGGTTACCTATTCAAAGATAATGCATCCTGACGCAATTACCGCCACGCCGGATAATTTACCCAATGTGCTTAAAGAGTATGGCTGGGGAAAAATATCAATTCAGCAGCATCAAAAAATAATTGAAGCCTGCGTTTCGGTAATAGCACGACGATGCGAAAATCTGCAATTAACCGCTAAATAATCCTGTCGGCGGCTTAACGCCGCCAAATTAAAAATAAAACATATTAAATTATGAGGTCTTTCTCATGCTAAAAATATGCTATTTCGATGGTTGCACCTCGCCTGTACATGCCAAAGGCCGATGCCAAAAGCATTATGGCTGGCTCAAACAGGAAAGGAAACTGAAACCCTGTGCGTGTGGCTGTGGTGGCTTAACAGCTTACACATTCAAACACGGACACCATACCCGGCTTTTGAGTAGAGAAGAACAGACAAGACGTGGAAAAATGAATTCTGGTAAAGCACTTCTGGATAGAGGAATAAAAGACAGCTACCGCAAAATATCACAACGACACGAACACCGAACGGTAGCGGAAAAAATGTTAGGCAGACCACTACGTAAGGGAGAAATTGTTCATCATATTAATAATGATAAACGCGATAATCGCCCAGAAAACCTTGTGGTAATGACACAAAGCGAACACGTCAAACTACACCATGCCGAAATGTTGGCAAGGCGAAAAGTTATTCGGGGGTACTGACGTGGCGAAGCCATATACCCCAAGGCCCTATCAGGAATTAATAACCAATTTCCTCATTAATAATCCGCGCTGTAACGTGTGGGCTGGCATGGGTATGGGGAAAAGTTTGGCGACGCTCACCACATTGGAAGATCTCTTTATGTGCGGGGCCGAAACGCAACCGGTTCTGGTTCTCGCCCCCCTGCGTGTCGCGCGGTCAACATGGCCGGATGAAGTCGATAAATGGAATCATCTACGCAACATTGAGATGCAGCCGATTGTCGGCACAGTCAAAGAACGGCTGGCGGCGCTGCAAAACTCCAATGCCAGCGTTTATACCACCAACTATGACAATTTAGTCTGGTTAGTTGAAACGCTGGGTGAGCGCTGGCCATTCGGTACCGTGGTCGCCGACGAGAGCACCCGGTTAAAGTCATTCCGGTTACGTCAGGGCGGCAAACGCGCAGCGGCCCTGGCTAAGGTAGCGCATAAGCACGCACACCGCTGGATGAACCTTACCGGTACACCTGCACCGAATGGCCTGATCGACCTGTGGGGCCAGGCATGGTTTGTTGATCAGGGCCAGCGTCTGGGGCGAACCTTTGGCGCATTCACTTCTCGCTGGTTCAACAACATTCAGTTTCCCGGCCAGCAGTGGTCAAAGCTGGAACCACGCCCCTTTGCGCAGGAGCAAATGCAGGCAGCGCTACGCGATGTAACTATCTCACTGGATGCCGCCGACTGGTTTGATATTGAGGAACCGATCCACAACGTTATCCGGGTGCAGATGCCAGCAAAGGCACGGCAACAGTACCAGGAAATGGAAAAACAGATGTTTCTGGAACTGGACGGCACCGACATCGAAGCGCAGAACGCCGCCGCTAAAACGGTGAAGTGTCTGCAAATCGCCAGCGGTGCCGTCTATACCGACGACAAAGGTACCTGGTCAGAAATCCACGACGCCAAATTACAGGCGCTGGAAAGCGTGATTGCCGAATCTGGCGGTATGCCGGTGCTGGTTGTCTACCACTTTAAAAGTGATTTAGCCCGTTTACTGAAAGCCTTTCCGAAGGGTAAACAGCTTGATTCCGATCCGCAGACGCTGCGCGACTGGAACGCCGGAAAAATACCTGTCCTTTTTGCTCACCCTGCCAGCGCAGGCCACGGCCTGAACTTACAGGACGGCGGCAACATACTGGCGTTTTTCTCCCACTGGTGGGATCTGGAGCAATACCAGCAAATTATCGAACGTATAGGGCCAACGCGCCAGATACAGGCAGGGCATAACCGTCCGGTCTGGTTACACCATATTATCGCCGCCGATACCGTAGACGAACTGGTAATGCAGCGGCGCGATTCAAAACGCGAAGTGCAGGACATTCTGCTTGAGGCAATGAGAAAGCGAGGTTTGAAATGA